GATGGAGACAGGTTCATCAAAGAACGGCAGAGGTGTTTGCTGTTGGAGTGCGTACCCGCATTCGTCCATCCAATCAGTGTATTTTTTAGATCGGTAGACCCTTCGCCCGTTCGCCCGCCAAAGCTGATTGGTCGATGGCGCAAACGGAAGTACGATGACCGCAGTCATGTAATTTTCCGCTCAAGAACCGACTGGATGTCGCGCGCAGTTACAAGAGCGTCTGTCGCCTTTGTAATTTTCGCCATGTTAGCGACTCCAGGCTGACGCTCGCCAGAACACCAGTACAAAACCGCAACCGGACTCACGCCTATTTCTTTGGCGAATTTAGCCTGGGTAAGCTTTTTGCTCTTTAAGTAGGTTTGTAAATCCATTGAACGCAGAACATAACAGTTTGTTATTTGCAAGCCAATGTTAAGATAGCTATACTGTGCGTGGACAGACACACAACAGACGAAAACATGATAAAAAATAGAATAGCTTTATTATTAGAAACTAACGATATTACCGCTGCGCAAATGGCACGCGCGCTTGGTGTGCCGGGTCAACGGTTTCGCAGATGGGTGCGCCAAGAAGTGAATCCGCCCATAGAAATCGTGAAGCAATTAGCTGATAAGTTTCAATGCTCTGTTGAATATGTTGCAGGGGTAGACGATGTTGATGCCCCGGCAAATCCGAATAGTGACAGTGTCGAATACATCGTTCGCAGTCTTAAAGAACAGATTGCCCAGAAGGATAAAATGATCCAACAGCTTATGGATCAAAACCAAATTTTAATCGATCAAAACAAGCAACTCAGCGAACGTTAAAAATAACTTTTTACGTTTCTGCTTGACATCAAACATTACAAAAAGTGATAACTGTTGTTAACGGACAACAACAGAGGACGACAGGTGTGTTTAGAACCACAAAACCCATGCTGACGCCGATGGATGCAGCAGAGGCGTTAGGCGAAGGCAGAACTGCGGCTGGGCGTCAAAAAGTTTATCGGATGCTTGAAGCAAAATACTTGCAAGATATAGGTGATCGGATCGGTTGCCCGGTTTTTAAAAACGGCGCTCGCTTTTTAATTCCATTAGCAATTATCAAAAAAATTGAAGGCGAGAATATCGACGACGCGGCATGACCTTATGCTCAAGGTAATACCTATTTCGTTAAAAGAAGCGAACGATTTTGTCGAAAATTTTCATCGTCACAACGGACGCACGGCTAGAGATGGTGGAAAATTTGCCATTGGCGCGAGTAATACAGACCAACTTTTAGGAGTCGCCATAGTTGGGCGGCCCGTAGCTCGTTTATTAAGTGATGGTTTTACGGCTGAAGTGTTACGGGTCTGCACTTTGCCAGACACTACGAAAAACGTTTGCTCATTTCTATACGGTAGATGTTGGAGAATTTGGCAACAGATGGGCGGCACACGAATGATAACTTACACGTTGGCAGATGAAACTGGGGCCAGTCTGCGGGGCGCAGGGTGGAAAATTGTGGGAACGACTAAACCTGGGGGGTGGGATCGGAAGAACCGTGCCAGAAATTGGCAACCTATATACGGACAGAAAAAATTTAGATGGGAAACATCGGCATGACTTGCGAAATCTGCCAAGGCAATGACTACTATGTCGATGACGGCGAACGCCGTAATTGCCCCGTCTGCCACAACACAAAAGAACCACCGCTTGAGAGAGCTGTAATTCTTGAGACGGCGAAAGCTATGATTTGTGGCGAACGCGCTAGGATGCACGGCGATGCTCACGTGACTTATAAGGTCTGCGCTGATTTTTGGAAGGCTTACAAGGGTGTCGATTTCACCGTGGTTGATGTGTTGATGATGCTCGACTTAATGAAATCCGCACGGCAATGCCTCAATCCGGGAGAAGTTGATAACTATCAAGACGGGTGCGGTTATAAGGCACTTGCTTGGGAAGCTCATCACAAAGAGATCGGGGATGTTTAAATGGCTAAAAAAATTCTCGCGTTCCCGAAGTCGAAAGGTGTTGACAATAACAAACGTAAAATTTCCAGACCTGTCGCACCAGACCCCAATTTGTTCAAAGTTATTGCAGTTAAAAAGCTTCCGCTTTGGCGCTGGGAAATAACCGACGATTGCCCCTACCAGCAGGAAGGACGATACCCCTTGCTGGTTGTTGCTGCGGCAGTGGACAATGGCGATTTGATAACCGCACAACGACGCGTTGGGCCGTTCCACTTTGAGCTGCTGGCAAAGGTGCCGGAGAAGTCGGTGGAGTAGTGTACAAATTTATAAAAAATCTTTTCAATCGTAAACATGTTGCAAGCGCAGAAAAGACATCTGTTGCGCGTGTAATTCCATCTGATATTTACTACGGCTATGTTGTTTTAAACGATGGTTGTGGCAATAAATTTTACATTGATAAAAACTGTCAGAGTTTGCCAGGCGGACCATCCTTGCACTTAGAACTTCGGTATGAAAAGCGCAAAACAGGTTGGCGTGTGCGAGTAGACGACAGTTTAAAAAATGTCGGGTTAGCCAGGCAGGAGTTACGCGCAATGAAGACGCGCCAACGCACTTGGCAACATACGCTAAAGAGCGCAATGTTAGCAGACGAACGCATAAAGTTACGTCGCTAATTCTTACGTTAACAATATTTAAAAGTCATTTAGTCTCAGGGCGCATCCTGTAAAATCTCAGGGTGCGCCTTGTGCATTTTGTCTTGTGCATTGCGTTGTTGACCAATGAAAACCAATGAAGATTGACAACGTACAGACGTAAATGGTAATAAAGATATTGTTTTGAGAATGATCGTAATTGGTTGTTTTTGTTAGGTAAATATCGGCCGATAATTTTATGCAAAATTGGCTGTGTCTAGGATTAGAAATCCCGTGCTCTATCCGGTTGAGCTACGAGGGCAAACACGAAAAGCCTAATTGAAACAAACCACTAACGCCAGCCTTGAAACATCGTCACGGTTGTCATTTTGTGCATTTATTAAATGTACACTTTGACAACCCTGAGAGTAATCATATGTTATTTTTAACATAACGGAGTGCAAAATGGTTTATTCAATTATTGAAGGCAAGAAGTACCGTCTCGACTTTCGAGGCTATGACATCAAAAAGCAACAACCAACATTTTATGGAACAGAGGAAGAAGCAATCGCATTTCAAAACGCGCAAATTGAGCAAACGAAAATGTATATTAAAATTCGATTAGACCGCAGCAGTACGGTTGACGAATGCATTCAAGCGTACAACGCTCAAGAATTAACTGCTGCACGGCGTAGCGAACTCACATTTGATCACGTTTCAAAGAAGGCAGCTCATCTCAAACACTTTGCAGATGTAGCGTTTGAGGGTAAACGCTTAGGCGATTATAAAGTGGCAAAGTTAATGCCAAAGGATTTGAAATACGTAGGTCAGACCTATCCAGACCCTTCACGAAAAAACGTAGCAAAGCGTTTTATAACAATTAAAAATTTCTTTAAATTTTGTATATCAGAAAATGTGATCGAAGATAAAAATGACCCGGCCAAGCATGTAAAGGTCACAACAAAAGGCGAGCGCCGTATTGCTATGGCAAAAACGGGTAAGGCAGAAACGAAAAAAAGACGACGCATCACCGTCGAAGAAATGGATGCAATAATCGAATGTGCATCAGAACAGTATCGTCCGCACATTATCACTGGTGCGTACAGCGGTATTCGTGCCAGCGAACAGTGCGCCCTTCAATGGAATGATGATGAAGAAGATTACATAGATTTTGAAGAGAACCGCATTCATGTCGCTTGGGGTGTGGATAGCCTAGAAGACAAATCACGTATTCGCGGAACTCTTAAGACACACAACGCAGATCGTTTTGTCCCGCTTGCAACAAATGTTCGAATTGCTTTGCGAGAACACAAGATGAACCAGCCTTTAAAACTGCGCAAAGAAAATTTTATTTTCCCAAATAAATTGGGTGGGTTGGGCTATCACCGAACTTGGCTCCGTTATGGATTAAAGCCAGCATGTAAACGCGCAGGGGTAAAGCCTTGTACCTGGCTTGATCTAAGACACTTCTATGCAAGTGTTTGCATCTATAACACCAATTTAGACCCAGAGAACATTGCCTACTACATGGGTCATGCGAATGGTGAATTTACGCAGCAAGAGTATGCCCAATGGTTCGAACACGCAGGCAGAGACAAACAAGTTATTGAAGAATTAGATGCAGCGTTTGCAGTGCAGGGGGAAGCAGCATGAACACTTTATATTATAAAATTGTTAACATAGTAAACGACGTTACACGTAGAACAGAGCGCCATCAAAGGCGTCGGAAATTAATTGCAACGCAAAATAAAACAGTGGACGGTCACCGTCTGTACCCAAATAACAGTGGGACAGGATCAGTATTTCGAAATTTAGAAAATCTTTCGGTTTATCTCTATTCCGAAATGGTGCTTGAAGCAACGATGAGTCCGTATCAGATGGCAGCTGGCACGCTTACAGACCCTTACAATCAATGGGCAAGAACATCTACCGTTGAACAAATGGCAGTCATTCGCGCCATTTGCTCATTCCATTACATTAGACCAAACGGAATAACCGCAACAGATGTGCGGCATCGGTTGCAGCCTTTTAACATTTCAACATCACAGGTGCAGCGTGTCATTGCTGACGGCTTTAAACTCGGCGTACTTGTAGAAATAAAAAACGAACATAAAGAGCGTTATTTTCATTTTTCCGAAGAAGCAAAAGCCAGTGTGCAGGAATCGTATCGCATCCGGTTTTCAAACAAAAAAATTCACGATTGCGTAATGCATATGCATAAGTTGTACTCGATGACATCTCTTATAAATGATAAAGAAAGCGCAGAAGACGAAATGGGTGTAATTCCCCACGAACCGACTTCTTTTGAGCGAATTATTGATTTAGTGACCGCAGATCATCAGCAACAAGCAAATCGTTATGACTCGCAACCAAATCAAATTGACCCAGTAGCAGATCAAAATGAAGCGAAAGTGGTTGAAATGAAATCGCACAAGAAATCGTGACTGGTGTATATCAATATGAATGAAAGCAATAATTGAACAAAAATCAGACGACGAAACGGAAACAGACGTTGTCCTTACAGCAGAGGGCAATCGTCTGTTTTCTTTTTGCTTGTCAACAGAACAAAAAGCCAGGGACTTTACCGCAGATTTGCAGAAGCTGTTAGAGCGTCACGACGTTCGATAGTTTTCAAGCGTTCTTCAATCGTGTTAATTCTATGCATCTGCGCAGCATTGGTCATTGCCCCCAGCACAGCTACATGCACGCATCCCGTCGTCAGTAGCAGTAGCAGGACGACGGCAACTGCCAGCGTCCCTGCCGCACTGTGGGCATTTCCCCTCCACCGTTGCGGCTGTATCATTTCTTAATATTCTTAGCGACTTTTTCTGCTGATCTGCCAATCGTGTACCCTCCAACGCCTATCATCAATAGTTGCCACAGTTGATCTGGCAACGGAATTGCCAGTGGTATTTCGTTCTCTGTAAAAATTTGGACGCTAAGTTCAATCAACGGGGCAAACAAAAAGTTCCAACCCACGATTGCAGTTATCGTTAACATCAGAATTGGTCGCCACGTTGCTGTTATAAAATGTTCTGACTTTGCTTCAGCTAGAATTACAGATGCCGCAGCTTGTTCGAGCTGTGCGGAATTTTGCATGAGCGCCATATTAAGTTCGCGCTCAACTTCCATTCTTTTGTTTTTGTCTTCTGGCAGAATGCGGTCCATAACATTGCCGACGATTGGACCGAGAACGGGTAATAACGCTTGTATCATCTCAAGCTCTCCAAAGTTTCTAGCCAACTCTGTTCTTCGTAGCTTTGATTAAACAGTGAGACGTAAAGGTTTAACTTTTTAACCTTTACGTCATGGATGCTTTTAAACACACAGCACCGCAGAGGCAGTGCAACGAGACACACAATGTCAACGTCGCCTGCGTTTAAATTTGTTTTCTTATCAGCACCACGCGAAGTCATAAACGCGTAATGATTTTTAGATTTCCAAGAAATGCGTGAAGCTGTCTTTACTTCAATGCGTCTTGGCTGCGGTGTAAACGCGACAATATCAAAGCCCATTTGTTGGCTGATAACGTTTTGCACCTTCATGCGCGACAACGCCGCTGCCGCTATGTGTTCGCCCGCCCGACCAATGTCGATGCTCAAGCAATATCCCGCATTCGTCGTATCAAACGCCGTGCGCGATTAGGAACTTGTTCTGCCCATTGACTGTCCAGCATTTCAGCAGATGCAGCAGCGAAGTCTTTACGGTCAACAGCAGCAATCATACGGCGGAACTTTCGCAGTCGTGG